AGCATCTGTTCTAAGTGCGTGGGATAACCATAAGGGAAAAACTTCTTAAGGGTACCTACTACACTGTTACTAGCCATAACGATTTCACCTTGACGATCGCTATTAGTCTTAGTTTGGTTCTGACAAGTGACGATTACTCTTCGTAAGCGAGTAGCCTGCTTAACCTTTTTCTCTCTGTGACTTTGTGCAGTTTCAGAGGGTAAAGATTCTAACTGAGCTAAATGCCCCTTAATCTTATTGTCTAGAGTATCTGCCCCGATATTCGGAGAATGATCAATACCTAGTTCTTTTGCTTGTTCTTTAAGTTGTTGAATTCTTGGTTTAACTTCTGCCATTGTAGTGCCTCTTGGTTATTTATATTTACAATCAGAAGGGGGACTAATGTCCCCCTCCTTTCTTACTAAGATTAGATCTTAGCTACTACTTTAAACAAGCCAATCCATTCAGGACGGCTAATCAAACTACCGTAGTACCACTGAATAGAACGACGACCTTTTTTACCGTAAGGATCATCATGACTCATTGTGTCTAGACCTGGCTTCTGGTGCATTACTACCCACTTAGAACCAGTCTTACCACCAATACCTGAGTGGAAAGATACCTCTGCGAAAGCACCCATACTCATAGCGAGCATTGGGTATACATCGTACTTACCATCTGTTACGCGATAACCAGCGTTAGTACCTTCAGCAGCACCTGCACCCGCCCAGTACATCATACGAGGAGATACGATAATGCGGAAAGCATCAATAGCGCCAATCTCACCGTTCATAGGCTTACTAGCATCTGCATACTCGCGTACGTGGATGAAAGCAGGGTTACCAAAAGTATCAGTCATAGACTTCAACGTAGGGATCATCTCAGAGCCTACAATCAATACTCGAGCTGCATCAACAGTCTTAGTATCGTTCTTAGTAGAACCTAGGATCGCCTTAATCTTCTTAGGCGCCTTGTTGTTAGTCAAATCGATATCCATTCGCATGAAGTCATCGAATGTGGCTACGGATACTGTATCTGCTGCTACACCAGTAAGTTCGTTAGTAGCAGTAGCTGCTCCACCGAAACGTACCAGACCAGCAGAGTTCAGCAAGTCAATCTGCAATCGATCTTCTGAGATCTCAGCCGCTGCTGGTAGCAACTCACGATGGTTATGCATCTCCAAGTCTGCATCAGAGTCAAAATCATATGACGCTGCTGTGTACTCTTCGAAGATACCCATTTCGCTTAGTGTAGACTCGATAGATACACGAGTGTTACCCACACGATTAACTCGACCACCATTCTCACTGAGAGTAGGCATCTTTGCAGTAACATTACCGATATCACGACTAGAACCCCAAAGGTTACCAGTAGCGTTTACGGACGCACGTTCTACGATAGTCCATGCTGGGGTAAGGGCTTCTAGAGCTGTCTTACTTGTATCATAGTCAGTAGTTAGTACGCCTAAACTATCGAAAATATCTTCTGCATCTAACTTAGCGGCTGCAAGAGCTGCTGCTGCATCTACACCTTCACCGACGGCGTAATGAGTACCAAAGCTTGAATTCTCACGATTATCAGAAGCGTTGGATTTAACCGCAGCACCTGCAACAATTAGAATTGTTACCTTTTGATTTACTGTTAAACCAGAAGCATCAATACCCTGGTCTGTGAAGTTGCCGTCATGCAAAATAGGCAAATAATGATCTTGTACGATCTTCTTACCATAATGCTTAGGCATCTGTTCTTTATCTGCGAACTGACCGAAGTACAGTTCCTCTGCGACTTCAATTAAAGCTTTACGCTTATAAAAGTCGGTCCGTTGTTGGGCCCCTACACTGGACGGGGTTCCGCCAGCAGGATCCTTATATTGTTTTACTGTAGCTTCAGCCATAGTTCATTCCTCTTTAATTTAACTAAAAGACATTACTAAGCCAGTTCAAGTTTTAAAAACTCTTCATCGCTTAGATCATCAAAATTAATAAATTCAGCCTTTTGGCTTCCTCTATTCTTATTTGTAGACTCAGCCGCTTTACGCGCTGCACTCTGAGCGTTGCCTATTTGCTTGCCAGAGGAAGTATTGTGTCCTGCTTCACGAGTGCCCTCGCTACCCACTAGGTTTTCCCTACTGCTCTGGCCGTTAGTCAAATTCTTGTGTCCCGCTTCTGGGTTGCCACCCGTACGTGCTGAGTATTCCTGAACTGTATTCCAAACGTGCTTATACGCTGCAAAATCACTTAAACCTGGGAGGTTCCCCATTACTCTTTCTTTGGCAATAATATCTTTGATCTGTTTGTACTCACCATTTTCATGTTGAGCCGCCATCTGCCTAATCAATTGCGGGTTACTCCTAAGTTCAGCTTTAGCGGAGTTATCAAAACTAGACATAGTTTTTAACGTATCCTCATAACTCGGTAAAGTACTAATATCGGAGAAAGCTTGTTCAACAGCATACTCTTCATCAGTAACCGAGAAATCAGGAGGAGTGTAACTCCCCTCTTCTGCATCGCTTACATCTACATCAAACGCATCTACACCGCTTGACGCTACTAACTGTCTGATAGCTTTAGGATCTTTATTTTCTAACGCTATCAGAAAGTTTAATTTTTCCGGACTCATAAGCTTATGCTTTTCAAGCATGCTTATAATCTTAAGTTGTGGAGCTAATTCCTGTATTCGTTTATTAGCTCCAAGACCTCGTTGAGCCAATGTTACTAGTTCTTCAAAGAATTAACAGTAATTTCTGTATCTCC